AACTGGAGCGACGACTCTCGACAGCACGCTGACAGTTATCGAAAATGTAACGCTTAATGCGCAGGCTGATCTGCGTTTTGCCGATAGCGATAGCAGTAACTGGGTTGCTTTTCAGGCTCCGGCGACAGTTTCCACCAATGTGACGTGGACACTTCCTGCGACTGACGGCACAAGCGGGCAAGCACTTAGCACGAACGGCTCTGGAACACTGAGCTGGTCTGCTGTTGGCGCAAGCCTTGATACCGCGCAGACTTGGACAAAGGGGCAGCGTTCTGAGGTGACCGCGCTGACGGATGCCGCCACGATCAGCGTTGATTTCTCAGACTCAAATAATTTCTCAGTCACACTCGGCGGCAACCGCACCTTGGGCAACCCCACGAATCAGGTAGCCGGTCAGTCTGGTTCGATCTTTGTTACGCAAGACGGCACAGGATCTCGAACGCTTGCTTATGCGTCGGATTGGGAGTTTGCTGGAGGGACCGCGCCTACGCTGAGTACAGCCGCCAGCAGCGTGGATCGGATTGATTACATCGTCCGGGCCAGCGGTAGCATCCACGCAGTTCTCACTAAGGCTTTCGTCTGATGTCTTTTTTCCACGAGAACATGCTGATCGGCTCCTCTGGACAGGGAGGAGCTGCCGAGTATCAGATCGAACGCAGCCTGCGGTTTAACTCAGCTGACTCGGCCTACCTCAGCCGCACCCCCGGCTCTGCTGGCAACCGCAAGACGTGGACCTGGGCGGGGTGGGTGAAAAATTGCGTGAGATCAACGTCCTATCCAGTCACGTTGCTGTTTGCTAGAAACGGAGCCGGAGCCGGAGTTGGAGAGTATTTTTGGCTCGCGCTGTCTAGTGCTTTTACTACTGATGGCCACCAACTTGCGGCGGGAGACGGCAACGTAAATTATTTAGTGTCAACAGCCTTCTTCAGAGACCCTTCTAGCTGGTATCACATAGTATGCGCCTACGACTCAACGCAGGCGACTGCAAATAACAGACTTCGCCTTTATGTAAACGGCGCAGAGGTGACGGGTTTTAACACTAACAACAGAGCAAGTATTACTCAAAACAGCGATGGTGTGATTAATAGATCTGGTATTGAGCACCGTACCGGGCTTCACGCCTCTGTTTACTCCGACGCCTACCTCGCAGACGTTCACTTCATCGACGGTCAAGCCCTGACCCCCACCAGCTTCGGGGAGTTTGACACCAACAACGTCTGGCAACCCAAGGCATACACCGGCACCTACGGCACTAACGGGTTCCAGCTCAAGTTTGCAGATAACAGCAACAACACAGCTACCACCCTCGGCAAAGATACCAGCGGCAATAGCAACAACTGGACGCCGAATAACCTATCCGTCACCGCTGGTGCAGGCAACGATTCCCTTGTCGATAGCCCCACAAACTACGGCACCGACACAGGCGCTGGCGGAGAGGTGAGGGGTAACTATTGCACTTGGAATCCCCTTTCAAGAATAGGTGATCCAAATAACACCCTAAATCTTTCAAACGGTAATCTTACTTTTGCTACCCCCGCTGCTCCGTTTGGAACAACCGGAACCATTGGAGTATCATCAGGAAAATGGTACTGGGAACTAACGTGTACAAGCATAACAGCTAGTCAACTATACTTTGGCGTCACCAATGTGACTTTTAGTTCTACCGGATCTCGTGTTGAAGGTCTTGCTGGCATCAGAGATACGGGCAGTCTTTTTAACTTGAATGGGGCAACTCTAAACGGAAGCGGGACAACAGCATTTGTAGCTGGTGACGTAGTGCGATTTGCTTACGATGCAAGTAATGCCCGATTATTTATTGGGAAGAACGGTGTATGGCTAAATACCTCCGACCCAGCCGCAGGTACAAACGCAAGCTTTACAAATGTGCAGGGACCAACATTGTATCCAATGATTAGCGACGGCAGCACATCAGCAGCAACTATTGATGCCAACTTCGGCCAACGTCCCTTCGCCTACACCGCCCCCAGCGGCTTCAAGGCGCTCTGCACGGCAAACCTGCCCGCCCCAGTAGTCACGAAGCCTTCCACGGTGATGGATGTGGCGCTGTACACGGGTAATGGCAGCACGCAGACTATTTCGGGGTTGGGGTTTAGCCCGGATTTGGTGTGGATTAAAGGACGCTCAGCTTCTGTCGATCACCAGTTATTTGACAGTGTGCGAGGAGTTACACGACCTCTAATTCCAAGCCAAACCTACGCCGAAGGTGGTCCAGGCTCTTATTCCCTTACAGCATTTAACTCTGATGGCTTTGCGCTTAATGACATCAGTAGTGGCGGGTATGGCGTGAATGGGTCCCCTGGAGGCGCTTATTCAGGAGCCGGAGCCGCTTACGCCGCCTGGTGCTGGGACGCCGGCAGCTCCACCGTCACTAACACACAAGGCTCCATCACTTCTAGCGTCAGGGCTAATGCGACGGCGGGGTTCTCGATATGCACATTCACGTTCAATTCCACTGGCACGGTGGGTCACGGACTTGGGGTTGCGCCTGAGTTCATCATCGTCAAGACGCGCGGAACATCGGCCCAGTGGTTCGTCTATCACAAATCACTTGGAACGAGTAAATATATTCGCCTCAGTTTTACCGGCGAGGCGGTCACATTTGCTGATGCCTGGAACCCAGTCAACAGTACGGTTTTTCAGATGGAGGCTGGCTTGCATACCACCGGTACGACTTACGTCGCCTACTGCTTCGCCCCTGTGACGGGCCTAAGTGCCTTCGGTTCATATCAAGCAAACGGCACGTCAGACAACGCATTTTGCTATACAGGATTTAGACCCCGCTTCCTTTTGCTGAAAGCATCTAGCACGACTGGCAGTTGGTTAATGGTTGACAGTGCTAGGGCGAGCTATAACCTTGTTACCAGCTATTTGCTCGCTAATGCACCCGATGCGGAGGGCACTGCAGATTCCGTTGACTTCTTATCCAATGGGTTCAAAGTGCGCACAAGTATCGGCGGCATTGGAGTCAACGGAAACACGGTCATATGGGCCGCCTTCGCAGAATCACCCTTCCAATACGCTCGCGCACGATAGTAGTGAACAAGACTTCTCGCCCCACCGGGGCACACCCCATGTAACACCGCACCACCAGCCATGTTCATCCTCGACGGCAAGCCCCTGAGCCCCGACGTGGCGTTCACCCACGACGGCATCCAATACCCCGCCAACTGGTTGCGTCTTGCATCCCCAGAAGAACGCGAAGCCATCGGCATCACCGAAGTGCCCGATCCAGCCCCTTACGATCAGCGTTTCTACTGGGGTTACGACGCAGACGGCCATCTGATCCCCAAGGATCACGCCCAGCTGGTTGAGCAGTGGACCCAGCAAACACGCACAACCGCTGGCACCTTGCTACAGCCCACCGACTGGATGGTGATCCGCGAAGCCGACAACGGCGTACCAGCTGACCCTGCTATCAAGACTTGGCGGCAAGACATTCGCCTCGCCACTGGCGATAAGATCACTGCCATTGAGCAAACCACTGACACCGCCGGTTTGGCTGCCTACATTACCGGCGCAGACTACCCTGCTTGGCCCAGTGACCCTTATTCTCCCAGTCCTGTTGCTGATACTCCTGCTGGTGGGCTGGAGCCTTCTGGCGATGGCGGCAATCTCTGACGGTAACTAACAGTGGCTGCAAAATCTAAAACTGCCTTGGGGCGTATTGATCACAAAGCAGGTCGCCCCAAGACCACCGCGCAAGGATACGGCCAACACTCACGCCCCCGCCGTCGAGGCAAGAAAAAGTTGGTCGGGCAAGGACGCTAACCTATAAAAAAGGTCGGCAGTATGCCTCGCAATGGATCACCACGAAGAGGCGCTGATCACAGCCAAGCCACCACAAAACCCATTTAATCAAGCCGTGCCAGCTCTTTTGACCGCAGCGGTCATCGGGTTGGGCGGTCTTTTTATGCAGGTCGCCAAGTTGGATCAATCCGTTAATACGGTTGTAGCCGATATCCAAGAACTCAAAAACGACAGCAAGGAACGGCTGGCCGACCTTGAAGGCAGAGTTCGCCAAATTGAGATGACCGTGGGACGCCACAACAAATGACCGTCACCAACTCGACCGACTACGGCAACGGCTACACCCTCGATCAGCTGGAGAACGAGCGAGGTGAGCTGTACTACCGAGCCTGCAAGGGCAGCGTCTGCCGCTATGCCGAAGACCACTACATCGCAATGATGTATTTAGAAGGCATGGGCTGGGACCCTAAAGCAGACCCCCAGTAATCCACTGCACAATCGCATCCTCCCGATGCGGCTCCCAAAAGGACTGGTTCCTGTACCACTCAATCCAGTCCTCCGCTGACTTCGAGATATTGCACCCAAAGCAGCAGGCCACCAGGTTTTGCTGGTGCGTATGCCCACCACGAATTTTCGGGTGTACATGGTCTAGTGTCGCCGACCGCCCCAGATCCGCAGCACAGTAGGCACACTTGTTCTTCCAGTGGTTAAGGATTGATTGCCTAAATCGCGCCTTTGCTTCTTTTTTGTTTAAGTATTCGCCATCTTCGATGCGATGGTCCATACCCAGCAGTGGCTTACCGAAATGTAGCGGTAGAAACTATTACGTGGACTGGTCTTCTTCTTTAGTACAGCTAAACTTTGTCAAGAATCCTCGTTTGCTATGGATCCCACCACTGCAGCTGTAATCGCCATCTTGGTTGCCGCTGGCTCTGAAGTCATCGCCATCCTTCCGATCAAAGAGAACAGCTGGATCCAGCTGATTGTCAAAGCGCTGAAGGTCATTTTCCCAAAGCGCTGAGATCCGAGACAGTTTGGCTGGCGCGATTCGGCGACAAGGACTGGCGTGATCACCTACGCAAAGCAGCGCAGGACCACAAATTCCACGCCACCCTCCAACCCCGCTTGGATCGCGCCATCGAAGACTGGCACGCGGATCAACCATTAACACCAAAACCCGTTGTGGTTCACGAACCACCGAATGACGAACTGCAAACCGGCGAAAGCCGCCTTCTGGGTGGCGCCATGAGTATCCACGCCCCTTGGTCCGATGGCAACCAACAAGATCCGCCTAATTGACCTCTTCCGGTATTACCGCCAGTTACCTCATCAAGCAGCTGCGCTTACCGAATTAGAGGCCGCGATCAACAAGGCCAACCCCCACATCTTGGGCCGCGATCAGGGCTGGTTCAAAACTTGGAGCGTCGCAGGTCAGCAAACTAACTTTGCCAACAGCTGGGAAGGCGTACTCGAAGCCGCCCGAGTCGCCGGCGCAAAATTTCCGGAACTTGTTGCTGCCCAGTGGGCACTCGAGTCAAATTATGGAAAACTTGTCTCTGGTAGAAATAATTTTTTCGGCTTAAAAGGAGAAGGCAGCGACAAGAAAACGCAAGAATTTATCAACGGCCAGTGGATCACAATCACCGACAGCTTCATCGACTTTCCCGATTTGCTGTCCTGCGTGATGTACTTAGTCGACCACTGGTACAAAGATTACAAATCCTATAAGGGTTGCAATAACGCCGCCACCCGCGAGGAAGCCGCAAAGTGGTTGCACAAAGAAGGATACGCAACCGACCCCAACTACCCCGGCAAACTGATCCAGCTAATGGACCAGCACGCTGGCACCAAGCCGCTGGTTCCAGCAAAAGAAAAAATCCTGAAAGTTGCCTACGAATATCAACTGGGACCTGACGATGGAGCCACTGGTTACCGCCAGTGCTTTAGCTCCAGCTGCGCAATGGTGGCGCGGTATTACGGAAAAATCTCAGGGGATTATGAGTACAACAAAATCCGTGCCCGCTTTGGCGACACCACCGATCCCAAGGCACAAATCGCGGCCTTGAAATCACTGGGACTGACCGCCACCTTCGAGATGGACGGCACCGTCGAGGACTTGGAAAACGAAATCACTCACGGCCATCCAGTTCCCGTCGGCTGGCTCCACAAAGGACCTGTATCCAACCCGAGCGGTACTGGGCATTGGAGCGTGGTGGTGGGATATACACCGACGCACATCATCCACAACGACCCGTTCGGCGAGGCGAATCTGACTGCTGGCGGCTACGTCAGTAACAAGGGAGGAGCAAACATCGCCTATTCCCGCAAGAACTGGCTGCCTCGCTGGCTCATCGAAGGTAACGACACCGGTTGGTTCATGCGTATCCGCCCGAGGTGATCATGCGCCCTATCGAACACAGCACGGAATCCCAGTTCCACAAAGCCGCCCAGGACAAATGGCTGGTGGAACTGTTCAACAAACAGGACTATCGCGGCCTCCTCGAAGCCGCCCTGATCCTGAACACGCTCCACCAGCTGGAGCGCACAAAATCGGCTTGGGCTATCCGCGAAGCCGCCGATAACCTGGCCGATCAATTCGGAATGGACCGCGATTCCGCCTAGTTCTGGTTGTACTTCTGATACAACCCGGTGTAGGTGTGATGCTGCGGGTGCTCAGGATTGGAGCGCCCATCCCACTCATATAACTTCTCGAGCAACTCCATCCGGGCGTGATCAACGATCACCTGCCCCCAGTTCTGGCGATCCAGCTCAGTGACTTGACTGCTCACGTTTAGCCTCCACAAGTTTCAGATTTCGCCGAGCCGTTTCTTTCGGCCCACGCTTGGAGCGCACCAGCCTAGGCTTTTTTGCCGCAGCTTCGGGCACCTCAACTTTGCAATTCGGGTAACGATTCGTGGCAAAGGTAATCGCCTGTTGGAGCGACTCCGCCCGAATCAAATCCCGCATCGCCCCCTGCCCAGGCAGCCAAATTCTCAGCTCGAACAGCTGAGCTTTTTCTGCACTGGTACGCGAACGACCTTCACCGAGCCGAAGCTCCGGGTCTTGCTGATTCTGGAACGGGACTACTTCCATGACTTGAAATAGGCGGGTTCATCAACGCTATGCACAGCAACGTTGCTGTTAGTGCACTCAGCAACAACTCTCGCCGCAGCGACAGCCCGCTCGTATGTGACCCACGAGGATGCGTCCTCCTTGGATGCGGTGAGACCGATTCCTTGACCAGGGCCGTAAACCGCCGTAACCCAGCGATCCTCGACCATGACGACATAGCGCGTCATCTGCCTTTGTGTGACTACTGTGTGAATCTAGTGCTTTTACCTAGTCTGCGTTGGTATGTAGCGAAACACAACTGAGTCTCATGCGTCAGTTTCTGACACTTTTTCTTCTTGCTTGGAACGCATCCTTCCCTGCACCCGTCTCTGCACCGATTCAGCCCAAGCTGCCTCATCCGCAGCTTTCGCCGCCTTGTAATCCGACGCTGGCACAGCTTTCTCCAGTGCGACGTAAACCATTTCCCGAAGCATGGCTGTCAACTTCTTGCCTTCTGCCGCCGCAAGATCCTGCGCCAGCTTGTAGCGGTGGTTGTCCAGCAACAACTGCACGTACCACTTTTGCCCGTGTCGCAGCGGCATAACTCGTCTGTAATCTCCTACACAGTAGCATACTGCGACACACTAGACACGCCAGCGCACATCCTCATCCACATCCTTCCGCCACGAATTGGACTGCGCCAGTCGCGCCCCAGTCCTCTGCTGCCTGGAACCCTTCCTCACCCTCCGCGCAAACTCCAAAAACGCGGCCATTCTGTGCAAATCGCTGGTTTTGGCCGCACGAATTTCCCGCATCAGCCACTCCATCACCAACTCACGGCCTGTGCGGGCTGGACTCATGAGACTAGATCTGAGACCCGCAGGATCGACTGAACGTGCTGATCAGGACAAAGCTCCAGAGCCCTCATCCTCGCGGTGAAGGCATCTGGAGCAGTAACAAACAGGTCGTGCGTACCACCGTGACGCGGATGCATCCGCACTCGATATTCATAGTCCTCGACGACCTGTTCCTGGCTCACTTCGCCTGATCCCAGCTATCCCCGACCTTAGCTTCGGCAAGCGGCGGAATCTCGCCCAACCACTTGGCCTCACACTCCTCCATCACGGATTGCAGCTGGAGCGCCCAGGTGTCGGCGTGTTCTTCGGCGACGAGCAGGATGATTTCGTCATGCACCACGCCGGCCAAACGCACCACGTCCTCCCCGTCGGCGTGGAGTAACGGCCACAACTTGCCAAGCGTAAGTTTGAGGACTGCTGCACCGGCTCCTTGGATTGGCGTATTACAGCGGGTAGTGAGTTTGTTGTTCTCGCCCGGTAGAAACCGCCGCAAGCCCGAGATGCGTATGCGGATAGATGGATTGTCCTTAGCCGCATCAGCATCGCGAGCATTTTTGCGCTGCCATGCGGAGATGCCTTTATATGCAGCGTGGAACTTTTCCCGGACCTCCGCAGCCTCATCAAGATCCATCTGGATCCCCATTGCTGCCGCGTAGTTCCTGAGTCCTTTTGCGCCACTTCCATAGAGCAACCCGAAGTTTGCCGATTTACTGACCTGGCGCTGTTCCTTCGTAACCTCATCTTCGCCAACACCGTAAATCTGCGTCGCCGTAATCGTATGCAGATCTTTCCCCTGCTGGAACACCTGAGTCATAAGAGAATCCTTAGCTTCTGCCGCCGCCAGCCGTAACTCCATCTGCCCGTAATCTGCTACAACAAACTTGTAACCTTCGGGCGCCTGCACACAAGCCCTAAACCGCTGATCCCTCGGAATTTGCTGAAGATTGGGTGACATACAGCTCATCCTTCCGGTATCAGCCCCCATCTGCATATAGCTGGCACGAATAAACCCATCAGCCGATAAGTTCTTTAACAAAGTTTCAGCCATCTGCCGACGTTTCTCCACCCGTTTCCATCTCAAATAGTCCGCCACAACCTTGTGGTCGCCTACATATTCTTGGAGCGCCAGCTTGCTAGCACTAGGCTTGCCGTTCTTCGCATCCATCGGCGCCTCACCAAGCAACGCCGTGAATTTTTTTAGCAACTGCGCCGGGCTGTTGAGATTAAAAACGTTGGGATCTACCTTCTTACCCTTCGCACCAGGCTTTGTCTGGTACAACAACTTCCCGTCAATCCCGCGGCATAACTTGTGCCCTTCCGGCAAAGCGGCGTCAAAATCTTCAATGAACTTTTCGCCGACTTCGTGGTGCTCAATATCCAAATCTTCGATCAGTTTCTCTAACGATTCCTTGTTAAATGGCAGCCCGGTTCGCCACAACTGCGCCATCGCCGGAAGCGCATTGCACTCCAAATACCACGCTGGTTAAAGCCCGCCTGTAGCCATCCGCTGCTGGATCTGCTCGTACAAATCGAGCAACACCAGCACATCTTTCGCGGCGTACTCCAGCTGGCTCTGGGTCAGATCGCCCGACCAGTCACTCTTCTGCTCCTCCTTAGAAATATCCTCGTGCAGGTAACGCTTTACCAAGTGCTGGAGCCCGTGCTTCACATTGGGCATCCCATTGGTGAGAATCCTGCTGGCAAGCATGGTGCATAGCACCCGACCTGCCGGATAAATCTCCTGCTCCTGCAGCCAGCCAAGATCAAACACCGCGTTATGCGCCACCCATGTGCGCTCCACGTTGAAGAACTCCTCGACCTCAATCCAGTCGTTGTCATCCAACGCAAAACAGTCGAGCACCACAGGCGGTTTGCCTGAAGCGCCCAACTGCAGTAACCGCATCCCGCCAATTTTCGGCTGGAGCTGCGTCGTCTCCGAGTCAAAAGCGATGAGCTTCTCATCGTCGAGCGTGTGGAGGTGCTCGATCCCTTGAAGAAAGTCCAAGCCTGGTAGGGCAACTTGTACCCTACTACTCTAGCAGGCTGTCAAGCTCCCTTGCCGAGCACAACTCAGCCGCCGCGAGTGTCCCACCCTCGGGAAGTCCCAGCAGGCACCGCTTCTCCCAATGTATGCAGCATCTGCATGGTCCCCCATCCTCTTGGGGCTTGTAACTCTGCCGAATCCGCTCCATCCGAATCTCCAGTAACCCGGCCTCACTGGAGCGATAACACTTCATACACAGCACGGGATTGGTGGTTTGTTTGCCGCACTTCTGGCACGGCCTGCAGTTGATCGTGATCGCCATTAGTCATCAACTTGATAGAAGGAACAATCCTCAGCAAATGTTCCGCCAGCCTCTGGAACGTCCAGCCCGCACTTGCCCTGCCACCAGTGCATACAACTGCGACAATTCGTCCGTGCACTTTCCGCCTTTTCAGCTGGTGTTTTGTAGTGATCTTCTAAGAATTTTCGAGGCAGTTCAGGCCACAACCGCCGATACGCCCGACCAGTCCGCACTTGGTTTACAGCTTGCTGACTAACACCAAACAATGCAGCCAACTCTGCTCCACTACGGGGATCAATGAGAATCGTGCGCACTTCAGCTGGCGTCAAACGCTTCTGATTTAACGGTCGATTGTCCGACATGCGAGACACCTCGACTTCCTTTTCGAGCTTGGTGTCGTAGTGAACGCTCCAGGTAAACCCGCAGCATTTGCACTTCAACCTGTAGGTCCTGATGCTGGAACCATTGGCCCAGTTGTAAGTAGTGACAATTCTTCTGAAAGTGTGAGTGCAATAGTCAGCCATTCCAGTGCCGAATAACTCCTGCGCAAATAAAAATGTTCGTGATCATGTAGGCCGCCAAGATACAAAAACGCACCAGTGCAACCTGATCAGCAATCCGGTCATGCTGGTGCGCTTTCTCTCCGAGGGCTTTGGCGACAACCCGCCACCAATGCCTCATTGTTCCCGGTACGGCTCCGTCGCCAACGTGTTGATGAGGCGAGTTAGATACCACCTGGCCTTACAAAAATCCTCGTAAGGATCTTTCTTCAGCCAAGCCCGGCTGATGTACTTGATGACCTGCCAGTGCAAGCCACCAACAACAGCGTTTGGAGCGGGCCTAACCCAGTCCTCGATCACGTCGATGACCTCGACCTTCCCCGCCGTGTAGTGCGGGGGATGGTTGACTGAATCACTCATCCCTTGGAACCCTGAACGGCTTTGTCACCTTGATACCGCCCGGTCATGGAGTAGTCCTTGGCCGGCAGCATCGACATGCGGTGGAACACAATCTGCGCAATCCGCATCCCAGGCCACAAGGCGACCGGGTGCATCATCCGCGCATTCTGCAGTTCCAGCGTTAGCCTCCCACAGTATCCGGGGTCGATATACCCAGCAAGGAGATGCTCAATCCCCTCCCTGGCACGACTGGACTTGAGGGCAAGCTGCCCAGCAATGCAGTCGGGCAGCCGGAACTCCTCCAACGTCTCCGCGAGCACGAACTCATGCGGATGGAGCATGAACGGCTCTTCCTGCGTGTGCCCAGCAATGGAATAAGGCACCATCTTGGGCGTTGACGGCAGCTCCACCAACAGGTTCTCACCGAGTCTCACATCGAGACTCGCTGGATTCACCAGCTCAGGATCAAAGGGCGTCACCAGATCCCGCCGCACCAGCGACAGGATCTCAATGTCTGGGAGCACGGCCATTAGACGTGCCTCCATGTTTTTCGACGAACAATGTTGTCAAGAACGGCAAAACCAACGTTTAGGTCCTTGGCCATGTTCGTCAAAGAGCAACCTTTCCGTGCATGTGGAGCGTACAACGCACGCACACACAAAACTTGTTCCTCGGTAAGTAATGCGCGTCCATTGGAAGACCCGCGTTTTGCCTGCTCAAACACCGTCTGCCATGCGCAGTTACCTGGCTCGTAATTGCCCAAATCGTTGAACCGGCCCAAGGTCGTTCCCTCAGGACGTTCCCCCATATCGGCTAAAAACAGCTGGAAGTCACTCCAGCGAGCACAGACAGTAACGCCCTTCTGCCCGTAGTGAGCAAAACGTGGATTCTTAGGGTTGCGGCACCTATCCCGCATACTCATCCAAGAACGGTACGTAGGAGACCAGCCCTTGGCGGCGTGCCCATGCTTTACAGCTTTGATCACGCCGCAACCTCAGCGGTCTCCTGCTGGAGCTGGACATGCTTCCAGGTCTTGCCCCACTTGATGCAGTTCACGGTGGTGGCATGAACGCCAAACTCGCTCGCAATCTTCGCCACCGACTTACCACCGGCAGCCAGCTGGCGCTTGATCTCCAACACCTTGGAATCATTCAGCACCGACACCCCACGTTTGCCCTTGCGGCTGGACTTACGGGTCTTACTTTGAGACTGGCGTACAGCTTTTGTGCGTACAGCTTTTTCGGTGGGCGGCAGAGCGATGGTCTGCTTGGGGTTAGTCAGATCCAGCTCAACGTGCTGGCAGGTATCAAGAGCAAAACGAGCGTTGTCCAGTGCCTTGATGATTTGATCGAACTGGGCTTCCGAAAGGATGTACATGTGCATTGGTTTGGAACGTGTGCAGTGTAGTAGGGAAGAGTCGGATTATGTCAACTAGGGGCTTTCCATTTCAAGCTTGATAGCGGCCTGGAAATAACCAGCCACCTTCAGCCTGCGGTAAGCCGGACCAGCTTCCTCGGACTGCTTGTTCTCAATAGCCTCGTACTCATGCCGCGCCTCTTGGAGCGCAGCCATGGTGTCCACGTTGAGAAGGTGCAGTTCCGAGTCCGAAAGCTCGGAAAGCTTGTCCAGATAAATCGTCCGCCCGTTCAGCAGATAGGAACGGTAAAACGGCACCATTGAATTTTCAGTCATCAGCAAGTTCGACGATGTAGGAGTCACGGAGCTGGCTCCGGATTTTGGTGGTCTCATCGTGCCCCACGTTGCCAAGGTATTCAGCAGCGCGAAGCGCGACCATATGCGCCATAAGCGCTAGATCGTGCTGGTACTTACCGATGGTGTCCATCAGCTCGTACACATAGGAGTCACATGCTTGGAACTCCTCGGGGAACGGTAGCGCCAAAGTGTCGTACCAGTCCAACTCCAGTACGGTTTCACCGGGACGAAGCGGATTCGGCCCCCACTCCCCACCGTCATCACCTTCCCAGCCATAGTCCTTCCGGATTGCCCAAGCATCAGCCGCTGAGCGCATGGCGCGCTCCACATCCGATAGGTGCTCGTACCAGTTTGGGCGACTCTCCAGCTGCTGGAGATTGAAAGCTGCGTCAGTCATTGAAATCTCATGCGAAAAAGTTGGGATCTTGCTGCCTCAACCGGGTGAGATCCGTGAGTCTCAACTTGAGAATCTCGTGGATAGCCAGGTTGGCCAGCTTGGTGGAACTGATGGTGTCGCTGGTGGCAAACACGTAGATGAGGTGGCGATAAAGCTGGGTCAAGGTGCGAATCTTGACCCAGTGCGTGTCACCGGGGATTGGCTCGGTGCCGTAGTCCCAGTCGTCGTAATCGCTTGCGTTACGAAGTTCGCGGGCTTCAGTCGTTCCAATCAGACGTGTCGAGTGGAGCCCAGTCATCGACGCGCTCGGTGAGCATGGCCCGGAGTCCTGCATCGGTGGCTGGAATCAAGTCTTCATCTGAAAAGTAGAGGGTGCCTCGGCACAAGGCAGGCCCCCACTCGGGTGGGTCGAGCTGCGTCTGCGGATAGACCAGAAC